GCATCGCCGGACCAGACGCAGAGAAATGCGAGATGGTCACCCCGATCCTTACCTACGACGACATCGAAACCCTGCAGGAGCTGGTGAGAAGACTTCGCAAGGCCGGAGCCAAGAGCGATCCGACAAGAGGCTGCGGGGTGCACATCCACATCGGAGCCAAGGGCCACACACCGCAGACCCTCCGGAACCTCGCCAACATCATGGCAAGCCACGAGGAGCTACTTTCCAAAGCCCTGAAGCTGGACGCAAGCCGCATGGGACGCTACTGCAGACCGGTTGATCCGGATTTCCTCGAGGCCTTGAACAAGAAGAAGCCGACCACGATGGCGGGCCTTGCAGACATCTGGTACACCAGCCAGGGATGCAGCTACGGCAGAAGCCAGCACTACAACAGCAGCCGCTACCACATGCTGAACCTCCACGCGACCTTCACCAAGGGCACGATCGAGTTCCGACTTTTCCAATTTGACGCACCGGCAGACGGGAAGCAGAACGGCCTGCATGCCGGACAGCTTAAAGCCTACATCCAGCTTTGCCTCGCCATGAGCGAGCTTGCCAAGGAAGTGAGAACCGCCTCCGCAAAGCCTCAGCAGAACGAGAACCCGAGATACGCGATGCGCACCTGGCTCCTCCGCCTCGGCTTCATCGGGGACGAGTTCAAGACCGCAAGGGACCTCTACACCAAGAGGCTGGACGGCGACACCGCCTTTCGCCACGGCAGAGCAGCCGCTTGAAGGAGACGGGAGTAAGCCTTCCCCACCGACGACCGCCAGAGGAGCGGCCTTAAGGTGGTAGGAGGGAATGTTAACTGCCATGAAAGGAGACAAAGCGATGAATGGAAATTGGAAGATGGTAAGACCGGAGTACAGAGGCAGGAGGAAGGTGCGTTACTACTTGGCTTACGGCAGCAATTTGAACATGTACCAGATGCTGGTGCGCTGCCCGGGAGCAAGGCGCAGAGGCTGGGGGAAGATCCCTGATTACGAGCTTCTCTATAAGGGCAGCAAGACCGGGTCCTACCTCACGATCGAGCCAAAGGAAGGAGCCTATGTACCGGTCGGGGTCTTCACGGTAACACCGGAGGATGAGAAGAAACTGGACCGCTACGAAGGCTTCCCGCGATTCTACTACAAGAAGGAGATGAAGATCCGGATGTGGGATCAGGTCCTTCAGAAGTACCGAACGGTCGATGCCTTCGTATACATCATGCATGAGGACCGGCCCTTCGGAGTACCGAGCCCCACTTACGTCGCCACCTGCATGGAAGGCTATGCCGACTTCGAGTTCGACGAACAGCTTCTGGAGGACGCCTTCTCCCGAAGCATGACCGAGGTGGCAAGGCAGGAAGAGGAGGACAGGGCATGAAGGACGATAACGTGACGGAGCTTCGAATCTGCCCGATCTGCGGCAGACCATATTCCGGTGTCCCGGCGCTTTCCCGGACGGACAATAAGACGAAGATCTGCCCGGACTGCGGGACAAGGCAGGCGCTGGAATCAATCGGGGTGGACAAGGAGGAGCAGGAGAAGATCCTCTCCATCATCCACCAGCACTGAGATACACGGAAACAGAAATACCAGGGGCCTTCGAAAGGGCTCCTTTTTGAGATAGATGGGAGGTGCCGGATATGGCGATGCGGAAGTTAAAAGAATATACACCGACCAGATTCATGGCACCGGACTCGCATTACGACAAGGACAGAGCCGATTATGCTGTCGCCTTTATCGAGTGTCTCTGCCATACCAAGGGACGCTGGGCCGGACAGCCCTTTGACCTTATCGACTGGCAGGAGCAGATCATCCGGGACATCTTCGGAGTGATCAAACCGAATGGCTACCGGCAGTTTAACACAGCCTATGTGGAGATTCCGAAGAAGCAGGGTAAGAGTGAACTGGCAGCAGCGGTGGCACTGTATCTCTGCTGCGGTGACGGGGAACAGAGAGCGGAAGTTTACTCCTGCGCTTCTGACCGTCAGCAGGCCAGCATTGTCTTTGAGGTCGCCATGGATATGGTGCGGATGACACCGGCACTTGCCAAGCGGACCAAGATCCTCGCTTCCCAGAAGAAGATGATCTTCGAGCCGACGAACAGTATCTATCAGGTCCTGTCGGCAGAGGCATACAGCAAACACGGCCTCAACATTTCCGGTGTCGTGTATGACGAGCTGCATGTCGCGGACCGGCAGATGTTTGATGTCATGACAAAGGGCTCCGGTGATGCCCGTACCCAGCCACTGTATTTCCTGATCACAACAGCAGGAAATGACCAGAACTCCATCGGCTATGAGATACACGAGAAGGCACTGGATATCATCGAAGGCAGGAAGGCAGACAAGACCTTCTACCCGGTGATCTACGGAGCATCGGAATCCGAGGACTGGACGGACCCGGAGGTATGGAAGAAAGCGAATCCGTCTCTTGGGATCACGGTCTCCATCGACAAGGTGAAGCAGGCGTGTGAATCCGCCCAGCAGAATCCCTCTGAGGAGAATGCATTCCGGCAGCTCAGGCTTGACCAATGGGTGAAGCAGACCGTCCGCTGGATGCCGATGGACAAGTGGGATGCCTGTGCTTTTCCGGTCGATGCGGATTACCTCCGTGGCCGGGTTTGTTACGGCGGGCTGGACCTGTCGAGTACTTCTGATATCACGGCGTTCGTGCTGGTCTTCCCACCGGATGATCCGGAGACCGGCAAGTACGAGATCCTGCCTTACTTCTGGCTGCCGGAAGAGACACTGCCAATCCGTGTAAAGCGTGACCACGTGCTCTACGACGTCTGGCAGAGACAGGGGTACATCAATACGACGGAAGGAAATGTCATTCATTACGGATTCATCGAGAAGTTCATCGAGAACCTGGGCACGCAGTACAACATCCGCGAGATCGCTTTCGACCGCTGGGGTGCCGTGCAGATGACGCAGGACCTGGAGGAGATGGGATTCACGGTTGTCCCGATGGGGCAAGGATACTCATCCCTTAGTCCACCTACAAAAGAGCTGATGAAGCTGGTCCTTGAGAAGCGGATCGCGCATGGTGGGAATCCGGTACTTCGCTGGATGATGGACAACGTCACGATCCGGCAGGACCCGGCTGGCAACATCAAGATGGACAAGGACAAGAGTACGGAGAAGATTGATGGTGCGGTTGCGACGGTCATGGGACTGGACCGGGCAATCCGGTGTGGGTTGAATGACGGGACCAGTGTTTATGACACAAGAGGACTGATTGTTTTCTAAGGAGTGCATATGGATTATTCAGATCTCATCGGTAAGAGATTCGGAAAGCTGACCGTGCTCTCTTTTGCGGGATTTGTCCCTGAAGGGCATGGAGGACGACATAGATCGGCTTATTATTGCCGCTGTGACTGCGGGAATCTCTGTGTTGTTAAGAGGCATGTTCTCTTGAATGGAAGACAGACAACTTGCTGCAATTGCTTTCGAATTGAGCGTGAAGAAGATTACATCCGATATTATTGTGCTGATGAAAATTCTTTTATTTTTGATTCGCAGGACCTCTCAGTAGTTAAGGAGCACAAGTGGTACATTAACCCCTATGGATATCCCTGTACCCAAATAGGTCGTAAGAATATGCCGTTATCGAGGTTGTTAATGAACCCTGAGAAAGGCCAGTATGTTGATCACATCGATGGTGATCCAACAAATAATAGAAGGCAGAATCTCAGACTGGCGACACCGCTTGAGAATCAAAGAAATATGAGCATCGCGAAAAACAACACGAGCGGTTTTAAAGGTGTAAGCTACCGAAAGGATCGAGGAAAATATCGAGCATACATTTCACTTTATGATCGGTATGTGCATTTGGGGCATTATGATACAGCAGTTGAGGCAGCGAGGGCTTATGATCAGGCCGCTCGCTTTTATTTTGGGGATTTTGCCTGCCTGAACTTTCCTTATGAGCATGAGCAGGATTGTAACAGAAAGGTCATATTATCTGCTTAATGTGGGAGCATCTTTGTCTACTTTACACGGTTGCATTGTTCTCCGGGAAGAGTGATGTATAGTGTCACATTCAAAGGAGGGCAGCAGCCATGAAAAGAACATTTCACACAGATAGGAAGGCAATGGTAAAGGCAGTCAGCGAGGCGCTTGGGATTCCCTCGAAGTACCTCGGGGCTCCGACGATGAGCTACCAGATCGGCAGCATCAACATTGACCGGAACGGCACACTTACCACAGAGAACAAGGAGGAAGGAGAAAAGGCGATGGCAGCATTGAAGGAACAGGGAATCACACCAGAAGAGGAACCGGCAGAAACGGCAGAGGCGCAGGCAGCAGATCTTCCTCCGATCGACGGCCTTGAGGTCTCGATCCCAAGGGACAAGATGACGGAGGATCAGCTCGACAACCTGAAGAAGCTGATCGAGGCCAAGAGCATCCTGATCCGGCATGCTTTCCAGACGGACAGCACAGACCTCACGGTGACAGACGACAAGATCATCTTCCCATGGTTTCAGACCCCATGCAGTTCCGATGAGGCTTTCGCATACACGACCTTCGTCGGAAAGCTCTGCGAGATGGTCAGAAAGCAGAAGCGGATCACCGCAACGGAGAAGGAAGTCGACAACGAGAAGTACGCATTCAGATGCTTCCTCCTGCGGCTCGGCCTGATCGGCAAGGAGTACAAGATGGTAAGGAAGATTCTCCTCAGAAACCTCTCAGGTTCCTCGGCATTTAAGTCCGGGAAGAAGCCGGAACCTGCCCTAGAAACGGCATCTGCCGATGCTCCGGAGACCGTCTAAGATACACAGGATCTGGCCTTCATCTTTGGTGGTTTTACAGGCAAGAAAGTACTCGCTATTTCCTTCGATCAGAGGGATATATGTACACAACAAAAGGAAACAACCACCAAGGAGGACAAGACCATGACAAAGGAAACAGAAAGAAGAGCAGAAGAGCTTAGGGTACCGGCAGAGAGCACAAGCGAGAACCTGGAATGCCAGGGCTTCAAGGTTTTAACCTTCGGGAACAGGATCCTCGCGGTCGGCTACTACTACATGGGAAGGAACAAGGCCAGCTACTACGGAGCAGCCTATGAGTTCACAGGCAGCGACCACACCTGCGAAGGAACGATCAGCCTGAAGGCTTTAAGCAAGGTCGAGTTCGAAGACGACGGACACGCCTTCGCATGGGCAATGAACGCATAAGAAACATTTCCTTTTAAGGAGCCTGTAAGTGGGGCTCCTTTTTTAGTGGTGAAAACAGAAGGAGTAACGAATGAGCATCTTTTCAAGACTTTTTAAATCAAGAGCCGAGCCAAAGAACAGTCTTCCGGGAGATGGATACCGGCCTTACATCGGCAGGACTACTTCCGGCAACAGCGTGACGCAGAGATCAAGTATGCAGCTTACAGCGGTGTACTGCTGTGTCCGTGTTCTGGCAGAGGGAGTGGCAAGTCTTCCTCTGGTTACATATCAGGAGAAGAAAGATGGAACAAAGGTCAGAGCTGTGGATCATCCACTTTACTATCTTCTACACGATGAGCCGAATCCGGAGATGACGAGCTTCTCCTTTCGAGAGACACTGATGACGCACCTTTTGCTGTATGGGAACGCATTTGCGCAGATCATTCGAAATGGCAAGGGTGAGGTGGTTGCCCTGTATCCGCTGATGCCAGACCGCATGAAGGTAGACCGCGATGAGCATGGTCATATCTACTACGAGTACATGAAGCAGCAGGATGAGGCGGCAACGATGAAGACCGGAACCGTGATCCTGTCACCGGAGGACGTGCTGCATATCCCGGGACTCGGCTTTGACGGGCTCGTGGGATACAGTCCTATCGCTATGGCCAAGAATGCTATCGGCATGGCAAGTGCCTGTGAGGAGTACGGTGCTTCCTTCTTTGCCAACGGCGCTTCACCCGGTGCTGTTCTGGAACACCCCGGTGTGTTAAAGGACCCAGAGAAGGTCCGGACCGCTTGGCAGGAGGCCTACGGTGGGCCGCACAAGGCCAACAGGGTGGCAGTCCTCGAGGAAGGAATGAAGTTCACACCGATTTCCATCAATCCGCAGGAAGCACAGTTCCTTGAGACGCGCAAGTTCCAGATCGAGGAGATTGCACGTATCTTCAGAGTTCCGCTTCATCTCATCGGAGACCTCGACCACGCCACCTTCTCTAACATTGAGGAACAGTCACTGGAATATGTCTGTGATTTTCCTGAAAATTAACTCTCGACGTCCTCAGAACTCTCTGATGAGGCGTCACCCTGTAGGAACTGCATGATCTCCTCAAAGCTTCTGCTGCTGTCCTCAACGGCCTTCATGAGTTCCTTCTTCTGAAGCTCGTCCCGTTTATTCATCATCTGCTCCAGCTTGTTGACCTCAGCTTCATAGTGTTCCCTGGCCTTACTGACAACCTGCTTCTGTTCCTCAATCCGTTCATCAAGAGAACGCCTTGCCCTTGCCATCACACTGCCTCCTTCATCTTCTCTGACAGTTTATCGCTGATCTCATTAGCCCACTTTTTGATGTTGACCTCATTGATCCCAAATGCTTTCAGGATCTCTTTCTGCGTCGCGGTAACTGCATAGTTCAGCCGGTATCTGTGATCTGCCTGCTGGATAATCTCGATCTTCTCCAGTTCCCGGATCGCGGCAGGTACGGTCATGTAGTTTTCCTTCTTATCGTTCTTTTTCTCCTGCAGGGTCAGCTGATGATAAATGCGGTTTCTGACTATCAGCGCCACGAACTCAACAAAGATCCGGGCATCCTCCGTTTCATTCATATGTGCCCGCATCGTCCTGTTGCCAAGGAAGGACTTGTCTGCCCGGAACAGCTTCTCCGAGACGTCACGGTTCTTGTAAAGCTCCAGGGCTTTTGAAGCGGTCATTTCAGACGAAGTGATGATAACAAAGTATCCACAGAAGCTGATCTCCCTGTTGATGACATCCGTTTTCTCTCTGGCATACATGAACTTCTCGTCCTTCTGGCCTTCGTGCCAGTAGATCAGGTCGAAGTAGTGTTCCAGAGCCCGGTCAAAATGAATGGCCTGATTCTGATGTTTCCCAAAGTATTTCGCCAGCCGGGCAATCTTCCCTGTCAGTTCGCTCTTCTCAGAGGCCTTCTTGCTGTCGCTGTAATAAATATGGAAGTATCGGTCCTTCTCATCGGATGGGAACAGCTTCTGATGAACCGTCATGCCGTAAACTTTATAGCCGCGGATATTTTTCGAATAGTCGTCCTCAAACCTGCCCTTGTTCGCGGTTACGATTTCATGAGCCAGAGACTTCATCCCTTTCATCATGATGATGAAATCGAAGCCATTCTTGTCCATGTAGCGGATGTTTTCTCTGCTGAAGTATCCCCGATCGAGAATAAATCCGACCTCATGATAGCCATAGCCTTTGGCCTTCTCCAGCATGATCTGCAGCTGGGATACATCCGTGATGCTGCCTGGATACTCTTCATAAAAGAGAGGTACCGTATTGGTGTTGTTATAAGCAACGGAATAGTTGAACACCGGCTTTCCGTTGTCCTGTTTCGGATGGCCGAATTCTACGCATTCCAGGTCACCTGCCTGACAATTCTTGTTCGTGGAATCATAAGAAATATAGATCTTCTCACGATGATCCTGTTTCTCATTCCATGTGTTCTGGAAGACGATGATCTGGTCAGGTGTGATTCCCTTCAGGAAATCACAGACTTTGGAATCGCTGTAAACATGCATTCCTTCGGTAAAGAGCGGGTGATTGAATGCGTACTCAGGATAATACTGGGCGACATTCCCTTCCGTCACAAGTGTATAGGCGGCAAGATCCAGGAACAGACCGCTGTCCCTGCCAATCAGTGCGTCGATTGTCTGATCAAGTTTGTATTCCTGCAGGATCTTACGGACAACAACAAATGTTCCGATCCTGAGACATCCGCTTCTCTCTGGCGGCTTAACCTCTTCAGGAACAGAATCCGGAAAAAATCGAATGAAGTTTGCATTCGGATACATCATGGTGTCATCACCGGGATCAACCTTCCCTATAGATGTATCCTTTCCCTGGCTGTACTTCTTCTCCGATATGTAAGTACGTCCGTACGTATAGTAAACGTAGGTTGTCCCCTTGATCGTTTTCCTCGTGATACCAGTCTGAAGATCAGGTATTTTCACTGTATATTTCTGATACATTTCGGCCTCCGATAGAGAGTTAATTAACTCTCTATAATTCTATCACTTTGAGGTCGGAATGCAACTAAAAACCTGTGTTTTCGACAAAAGTTAGCTATTGATCACCTTCCCTTGAAGGTCGAGTGTTAATTATCAGGAAATCCACCTTGTTCTTTCCTATCTAACTCGCATCTATATTTACAAAGCAGTTCTAATAAAGCATCCATATATTTTGCGATTTCCCTAAAATGTGATTTTCCTCGAATTAATTCTCGACGTTCTAAGAATCCTTCGCTGAGTCGTCACACTAAAGGAACTGCATGATCTCCTCGAAACTTCTGTCGCTGTCCTCGATAGCCTTCATGAGTTCCATCTTCTGAAGCTCGTCACATTTATTTATCAGCTGCTCCGGTTTGTTGAACTTGGTATCGAATTGCCCTTAGGTCTTGACTGGCATGCGCCTACGATCTTAGCCCAGTTACTGAGTCTTACTTCATGAACGGTTGAATTCATCGCTGCACCTCACTTGAAAAGCTTCGAGTTTATTGATTTTTCAAGTATGGCATCAAGCAGGTTTAAATCTCAGGTGTAGGGTTTGACGCTTACTTATGCTCTACCCATTATCCTCTTCCTCCTCCATCTGATTTATTATCAGAAATAGATCAATGCAATCTCCTATAAGCTTTACCGAATAAATTACAGTAAAAATTAGCAAATATGTGAGCAGCCAAGTCAAAAGCACTGTTGCCCAAATGATCGGTTGCATTGGAAGTTGAGAGATGTACTCAGCCAGAAAAGCTCCAAAAACGAATACAGCGCAAACGATTCCCAGCAGATAAAAACTCAGTAAAACCTTTTCAAGATTTTTAAGTTTGTCATGCTCTTTTAATCTCCCAAGAACCTTATTCGAAACGAGCCCGGTCATAATGGCAAGACCAGCAACAATAAAGCCCAAGAAGCCGATCAGCGCTATAGCGATATCGACTGCAATAGGAACAATATTATTTATGTATTCAATCTGCCCGGTTTTATTGCAATTGCAAATAACGCCAGACAGAATTGAAAGCACAAATGCAATAGCAACACTCAGCCAGCATTCAATACTTTTTCTATCAAAAAGATCCTTGTACTTTCCATACGATATGAACTTTTCAGAAGAGCTTTTCCATTCTTGCTTCATCTACTCTGTCCTACCTTATGGTCTTCCTTTCGCAAAAATCCTTTCGTAAAATCATTGCTTTCTGCGAGCTGTAATCTTCTCTAATAATTTTCTTATTAGATTAGCGGATTCACGATTGAATTCATTTTCATCGGTCGAACTTGATACGTTTCCAGTAAAAGCAGCTCCTCTGCTCGATGATACTGTTTTATTCTTACCTGACTTATCAATACCGTTTACGGTCATATTCCCATATCCCTTCGAGACATTTTTAATCATGTCTTTTATGGTTTTGGATTCCATAGCCATGTTGTCAGAGGAAAGTTCGACTTCAAGCCGTGTAGCATTAGCATCCTGCATATCAACTGTATATCCAGCTTCTTCAGCCAATGCCTTCAAATCATCCTGATTAGAATTTGGAGGAACAAGTGTAGCTTTGACCTTCTTCACAGATTCAAACTCAAGAAGCTTGTTATTTAATGCATCTTCGTCTTTTTGGAGATATATTTCGAATTCTGAAGGTATCTCAGAATTGCTCAGTGAAAGGCCTAGCAACTTAGAAAAAGCAATCATGAATTGGCTAAAGCCAAAATTTTGCCTTTCACAAAATGTGATAAGCTCATCTTCTAAGTCAAAGAAGAAACGAATGTTTACATTTTCCGGGACAGTAGTGTCCTCCATTTTATAGGTTGTCGGATTTAATTTCTCTGTGTTTTTCTCATAAGACCGGACAACTTTGCCTGTTATTACCCGTCCATTCCAATGGCTCTGATCTCCACGAAGACCCAAATAATCATCCAACACAGGGTTAAGTTCAATGCCTTCCTGCTTCTCGATTTCCTGAAAAGAAAAACGAGAATTATTATATTCAACAGCGTCCGAATTGAAGATTCCCTTTGATTTAGGGTCCTCCGGAAGCTGTACATAGGAGCTACCACTATGAACGCTTCTAAATAGTTCGGTCTTAATATTTTCGATTGATGCCTTATTCGCATACACGTCAAAGATATTAGAATTCACATTCACTTTTGCGAGATAAAGAATTGGCATAGATTAGTGCTCCATCAGGGTTTCAAAAATATTATTGCGATTTTTATCGAAAGCTCACATCAATACAGGAGGCCCGATTTTTCTCAGAAAGTCGAGGCTCTCCTGATGACCAACTACCTTTGAGTGGTTATCTCTTCAGGAAGTTCACAGAAAAATCCTTTATTTTCAACAAAAACTCACTATCAGCCACCTCCTTAATCCGGTCGAGAGTTAATTATCAGGAAATCCACAATCTATTCAAACTATTCAAAGAATTCTCGAATTTCCTTATCCATTTCAGAAGGGATTAAATCTGGTTTTGTTAAATATACAAGTGAAAATCCAACCGTTTTTTTTATGCATTCGGAGATATGCCAACGCGGATGATAGCCAAGAGTAACTTTTATTTTTGTTGAATCAAGCTTCAAAAAATTAGCTTCATGAGGGGCGTTTTGTTCTGAATGGTTTTCCCAGGTTGCACGTGGCAACATATCTGCATCATGAGAAGAAGCAGAGAGGTCATTCCACTTATCACAAAAGAGCGTAACTAAATCGCCTGTTGTTACACAGTCCTCATCGTCAGGCCCTACATTATAATACGATGAAAGTGAACGATCCGTCCATTGCGCCTTAGCAATTGTTAGATACATAGCAAGCGGCTCAAGTACATGCTGGTAAGGGCGAGTTGAGTAAGAATTTCTTACAGCAATGACTGCTTTATCACCATGGTTATGAATAGCAGCTTCAATGGAGCGTACACAATCCGGGATAATTCTGTCATTTGCGAAGTCTCCTCCGCCTATTACATTACCAGCACGAGCGGTTGAAACGGCTAAGTATCTTTTGTTCTCTTTTCCATCCATTGATGCAAAAAAGCTATTTCGGTATGAATGCACCGATAGCTCCGCACAAGATTTGGAATTTGAATATG